CCAATCTTGGCAGACAGGTTGCCATCTATATTCCCGCCGAGGACATGATTGTCCCGTATGGCGCGTCTAACATAGAGACAGCCGAGCGCGTTACCCACGTAATGCGTAAAACAAAGAACGAACTCGTCAAATTACAGGCGGCTGGCTTCTATCGAGAAGAAGAACTAGGCGATCCTGTCTCCTATCACACCGATATAGAGGAGAAAAAAGCAGAGGAAGGGGGGTACACCCTCAATGCTGACGACCGTTATACGGTCTTAGAAGTCCACGCAGACCTCATTATTGACGATGTTGACCAAGAAGAAGGCGAGTTACAGATAGCAAAGCCCTATGTTGTGACTATTGAGCAGGGCACAGGGACTGTATTAGCTATCCGCCGTAACTGGAATCCTGACGATCCGTTGATGCTTAAGCGTCAACATTTTGTCCATTACTCTTATGTACCGGGTTTTGGCTTCTATGGCCTTGGTTTAATTCACATTATTGGTGGATACGCCAAAGCTGGAACCTCCCTTATCCGTCAATTAGTTGACGCTGGTACCCTTTCAAACCTACCGGGGGGCTTGAAGTCCCGTGGTTTACGGGTCAAAGGAGACGATACCCCCATCGGCCCCGGCGAGTTCCGTGATGTGGACGTGCCCTCCGGTAGTATCAAAGAGAACATAATGACGCTCCCTTATAAGGAGCCTAGTCAGACACTTCTTGCACTATTGAAGCAGATCACTGAAGAAGGCCGACGTTTGGGGGCGATCAGTGACATGAACATCTCTGACATGAGCGCCAATGCGCCTGTCGGTACCACACTCGCTCTACTGGAGCGCACTCTCAAGCCTATGGCTGCGGTGCAAGCCCGTGTCCACTATGCCATGAAGCAGGAGTTCAAACTGCTGCGGGCCATCATTGCTGAGTATGCACCAGATGAGTACATGTACACGCCTGACCGTGCCGAAGCCCGTGCCCGCCGTATGGACTACGACATGGTGGAAGTCATTCCTGTCAGCGACCCCAACAGCAGCACGATGGCACAAAGAGTTGTGCAGTATCAGACCGTGTTGCAGATGGCACAGGCTACCCCACAGATATATGACCTGCCCCAGCTACACCGGCAGATGATCGAAGTTCTGGGTATTAAGAACGCAGATAAGCTTGTACCTACTAAAGAAGATATTAAGCCTTCTGATCCGGTCAGCGAGAACATGGCTGCTCTTATCGGTAAGCCCATGCAGGCGTTTATCTATCAAGACCATGACGCGCATATCGCTACCCACCAAGCCTTCCTGCAAGACCCGCAGATTGCGGCGTTTATTGGACAAAGCCCAGCCGCACAGCAGGTGGTCGCTGCCCTTCAGGCGCATATTGCAGAGCACATAGGCTTCAGCTACAGACAACAGATGGAAGCAAAACTGGGGGCACAACTGCCAGCTCCGGGCGAAGAAATGCCAGAAGAGATCGAAAAGCTTCTTTCTCAGAGCATGGCAAAAGCCGGAGTTCAGGTTGCCCAGCAGAAACAACAACAGGCCGCACAGGCTGCTGCACAGCAACAAGCGCAAGACCCGATGTTCCAACTGCAACAGCAAGAAGTGCAGCTTAAAGCTGCTGAACAACAGCGCAAGGCCGCGAAAGATCAGGCAGACGCCGCCCTTGACGCTGCGAAACTCCAACTCGACAAAGAGAAAGCAGACAATACCGCCACTATTGAGGCTGCACGTATTGCTGCTCAGACAGACCAAGCTAACGCAAGACAAGACTTGGATGAAGCCAAAGCGATCCTTGATCTTGCGAAAGCACAACAAACGCCTAGGAGACAATAATCTATGGCACCAACCGTCTTTGACGTGCTCGATAAGAAACTTGCTGAATTACAGCAAAGCCAAGAAGAATTTCTTGCTGGGGGAGGAGCTACTGACTTCGCCCAATATAAGGAATCGTGTGGGGTGATCCGAGGTCTAACCGCCGCACGCCGTGAGATAGAAGACCTTTCGCGCAACTATACGGATGATATAGATGACTGAAGCAGCAAAGCTTACCCCGCTGGAAGAAAAGCGGCGCAAACAGATAGAGGAGAAAGAAAAAGCGGAAGTGGTGTTAGAGGAGCAAATCCCCAAACCTGTTGGATACCGCGTTCTTATCGCTCTACCTACTATAGAAGACACATTTGAGGGAGGCATCGCAAAAGCCGCCGAAACCATGCGAGAGGAGTACATCCTGTCTATGGTGGGGCTGGTAGTTGATATGGGCGAACAAGCCTACAAAGACAAAGAGCGATTTCCTGAAGGCCCGTGGTGTAAACAGGGCGATTATGTGATGTTCCGTGCCAATACAGGCACGCGATTTAAGGTTGGTAAGGCTGAATATCGTTTGATGAACGACGATTCAATTGAGGCTGTTATAGACGACCCGAGTAAATTAACTCGCGCTTGAGGACTAAATTATGCCGATGCAACAAGTAGAATATGAGTTTCCTGATCCTGATAAGCAAGCTGCTTTGCAGGAAGTGGAGATACCAGAGCAAGAGCCTGAGACCCCAGATGTAGAGATAGAGGGGGCTGTAGGGCGTGAAACTATTAAAAAACCTTCTGAAAAAGAAGAAACGATTAAAGCAGGTGACGTTGAAATAGAAGTTGAAAATGACGTACCGCCTGAAGATCGTGATAGAGAACCACTGGAGCCGCCTGAAGAAGTTACTGAAGAAGAGCTTCAGCAAGTCCATAAAAAGAATATTAGAAAGCGACTACAGCATTTTAGCAAAAGCTACCACGATGAACGCAGAGCAAAAGAAGAAGCTTGGCGTGAACGTGAGGCACTAGAGCAGTATGCAAAGCAATTAGTTGAGGAAAATCAACAACTTAAAAGCCGAACAGATCAAAGTCACAATGCTTTGATTGAATCTGCAAAGAGACAGGTAGCATCTGAACTGGCTATTGCCCAGCAAAAGTATCGACAGGCTTACGAGTCTGGGGAGACCGATGCCATTGTTGAAGCACAACAGGCTTTAAATACTGCACAGATTCGTGCAGATAAAGTAAATAGTTTAAAGCCTAAACAACCTACTCCTGCTAGAGTAGATACAGCTTTACAACCTGAACAAAATACTGTTCAATCACAAGAACTTGCAGCTTCACAGCCTGAACCTCCACCACGAGATGAAAAAGCTGTCGCATGGGCTGACAAGAATACATGGTTCGGAAACGGGCCAGAGGGTGACCCAGAGATGACTTCGTTCGCTTTTGGGTTACATACAAAGTTAGTTAATGAGGGTATAGACCCTCAGTCTGACGAATACTATGACCGTATCGACGCTCGTATGCGAGAAGTATTCCCCGCTCAATTTGATGACGGGATAGATGACGAACCTAAGGAGGTTTCCAAGCCTAAACCTAGTAATGTGGTTGCCCCCGCTACGCGGAGCACGTCACCTAAAAAAGTGAAACTAACGCAATCACAGATATCTATCGCAAAAAAACTTGGAGTCTCACTGGAAGACTACGCCAAACAGGCGGCTAACTTAGCGAGGAAACAATAGTATGACTGATAACAAACTACGTATGCCTAGAGAAAGCGAAACTAGGGAAAAGACTGCACGTAAAAAGGCATGGACTAGGCCAGAAGTATTGCCTAACCCTACGCCGGAAGACGGTTATGTCTATCGTTGGATTCGTACCAGCACACGCGGTGTGTCTGATGCTACTAATGTTTCTTCAAAATTACGTGAAGGATGGGAGCCTGTACGGGCTGATACTCACCCTGAGATATTTACTGACGCCATTGTCGATGACAGGTTTAAGGACAATATCGTGATAGGTGGGTTAATGCTCTGTAAAGCTCCTGAAGAGATGGTCGCAGACCGTAACGACTATTATAAGCAGCAAACCGCTGCTCAGATGCAGTCTGTAGACCAGAACTTAATGCGTGAGAGTGATCCTCGTATGCCTATATTTAATGATAGGAGATCGACGGTTACTTTCGGTAAAGGATAATTAGGAGTCTATCATGGCATCTTCTGCTGCCCCTTACGGCTTTAAGCCGTTAAATCTGATTGGAGGACAGCCTTACGCTGGTTCTACCCGTCAGATTAAGATCGCTTCTGGTTATGGCACCAACATCTTCAATGGCACAGTTGTGGCTATTGTTGCTGGTGGCACAATCGAGATAGTGACTACAAACGGTGACGACTCTACGACTTTCCCCGCCGGTACTGTCGGCGTGTTCGTAGGTTGCACTTACACTGATCC